GAAATCGCCTTTAGTGGCGAATGCCTGTATTGCAGCCCTCAGCTGTGGATTCTTTTCCGGAGCGCGGAAAAAGGCGTTCATCGCCGCTTTGAACTTAGCGACGTGTTCCGCCTTGCTGAAATCTACCGCTCCCCAGTCGTTGATTACTTTTCCTTTAAATCTCACTGTTTCCTCCTTATGCTTGATTTTTGGTTGAATGCAACCTTAGGACACAATCCCAAGTTTGCCGTCGAAGTCGACCTCCATATACGTGTCGGCAGCGACGTACGCATTACGCGCTACACCGCAGAGAACTGCCCCTGTCGGCTTGTTTACTGAGTTGTACATCTTCCCTCCGGAGTAATACACCTTATCTCCTGCAGCAAAGGTGTTGCCGGTGGTAGTGTCTTTGGGCAGATATGCGTTCTTGCATTCGATAACTAAGACCGCAGATGCCCCGGCTTCCGCCGCTTCCACGATTACTCCGACCACATCTTCAACCTTAGTTACCTGCCCCGCGGTATATTTAGCGGTAGGCGCGGTAACTACGATAGAAGATTCTATCGGCGCTCTGAAAAAAGGTGCTGATAAACTCATGCTTTTCCTCCTATTGACCGGTTATGCCGGTATAAAATCGTTGTTTTTAGGATCTTCCAGGTTGTCCGAATCGCCCTGACGATCACCTGGAGGCGTTCCCGTTCCTGACGCAGCGGACGGATTATTGTTCCCTGCTGCCGGCGTTACCCCGAAAAGTTTTGCGGTTTCCGCGTATTCGGCAAGCTGGGCGTCGATGAACTTGTTGACGTCTGTCTTTAGCGCGGATTCATCCTTAGCCTCGCTTTTGAACCCTTTGAAATTGCGGTTCATAAACGAAAGCGCCTTCTCGTCGACCTTGCGTTCAGTGGCCAATGTTTTGAATACCCCTTCAGCCTTCCCGACGATAATCTGCGAAGAAAGTTCGGCGATCTTGCCGTCCTTTTCCTTGATCTCGGTTTCCCGGGTTTTGCGCAGGTCTTCGAGCTGCTCTTTTATGCGCTTGCCATATTCATACTCGTAAGTCTTCTCGGCCTTTACGTGTTCACTTACCACCTTGTCGGATACCAAATCTTCTTTTGTGTAAATATCCGAAGGTTTGATGTTACCGGCTTTGACTGCTGCAATAATCTCTTCTTTAGTCATTTCGCCCCCTTTACCGCCAAACGCCTGCATAGCGCCCAGCAATGTGGCCCCTGGAAACCCGGGCCGGTTTACCGCGGAATTGCCTAATGCAATGCCGCTAACATTGGTCACCTCTTCGACTTTTACTTCATTGCCCTCCTTTGTGAACTCAATATCCGATTCAATCGATGCCACATCTAACGGCAAGCTTCTGTATTCCGGCTTGATGTATAAAGCGACTATTGAAGACAACTTGCCGCCGATATTCTTTAACGTCTTGCCGACTAATTCGCCGATAGAAACACGCCCATCGTGCGAGTTATCGTCTTTATTGTGTCCGTGGAATATCGTTGTCCCGAATCTTAGCTTGTCGGAAAGCTTGATAATCGCGTCCTGGAAATACTTGAATACCGTATGCCCCTTACCGACCATATTGGCTTCACATTCGCCCTCGTGGCCCACGCAGTAAGCCTTAAATACAGGACTCGGGTCATTGCTTTTAATGCGCGCAAGCGTGTCTTGCGGGATCATATCTTTTATCTCTTCTTGGGAAAAATTCTGTATTTGCGCCTGGATTAGCTGTTTCATACCGCCGCTCCTTGCATTTGTTCTGTCTTTAACTGCTCAAGCTGCATTCTCGCTTTTTCCATCTCCCCTGCTTCTACTTCGGCCAAATTCTCTTTCACCGTCTCGACATCGACATCGGGAATTTTACTGAGTAATGTATCCAGGTCTATCGCTCGTGCCGTATATAACGGCAACCAAATTTCCACAATCTGCTTCATCTTCTGCTCGGAGACAAACGGTATTTCTACGCCAATAGCTTCAGGATTGAAACTCATATTGAACACAAGGTTCGCCATAGCAAGAACCTTTTGGAACAACTCTTCATATCCACCAATCCAGACGGTGCGCTCTTTGGACGTTGAAGCGTTGATTAGCTCGAACAAATCGGTGGACGTCGACCGATTGCTCATCAAGTCCGGAAGGCCGAGGAAATGCACCGGCAGACCGACAATGCCTGATACCATCTTTGCCCGGGTGATGATTTCGTTCTCGATTGATTCCTTGGTTTGGCTGGTAGATTCAACAAAGCTGAACTTACCGGTTGTGGCGATATATTTGCCTATCTTCCAGTTAATCTTTTTGAGCAATTCATTGAGTTTCTCGGCCTGTTCTGGAGTTTCACATTCAAAATGCGGAGTAGGCGCGGAGAATAGATGGTTGATCTTCCTCCAATCCCAGAGAGCCTTGTCTATTCCCTCGATCATCCCAAGGCACAGTCCGGCTTTAGGAGTGGTCTCGTTGACTTTTGTCGTCCTGCCGCCGAAACGTTTATAGACAAAACTTCCTTTTTCAATTCTTTCCAGAGAAGAATTGATGTTATATTCGACCCGCTCATACACCGCGTAATCATCTTCCGGGGTAATGACCTTGTATTTAGTGTCTGTGTATGACAGGTATCTAACCTTAATTTGTTTCTTCCCATTGTCGGGTATCAACTTACAGCAAAACTTTCCTTCCACTTCAGCTTCACGGGCCCAATCCTGGGGGACTTCGTTGTCCAAGTTATTGGCTATCAGAAACGCTTTGATAAATTCCATTTCCCGGGAAGCGGTATCTTCGTTAAACCCTTCCATATAAACCGGCCTCACTCCCTGCCCGATAGTAAAGGCCGCGCGCACGTCGATGATGTTCTTGGCGATAAGGTTCCCCCAGTCGGCCGTCCCGGAATACATCTTGTCAAGCTGCGTTACTATCGAATCGTAACTCGTGTATTCGTTCCCGCGGTATTTACTGGACTGGGATTCAACGGATGTTATGATTCGTCCTTCCAAGATGTCGAGATACGCCTGCATCTGCGCGTTTTCTTTCTTGAGATTACGGATAGTCTTTAATCCAAACATCTACACTCCTTAATCGGGAGAAACATCGTAATCTAATGTTCCGGCGTATGCTTCCTCGCCGCCCAATACCGCTTTGATGGCAAACCCCAGCGCGTCAACGTCATCGTCAACGTCCCCGCCCAAACCATCGAAATTTATAAGGTGTTCTACCAGTTCTGTAACTTTCTTATTCCCGCGCTTAAACCGCAGCGTGCCGTTCTCGACAAGCGGCTGGAATTCCATTGCGCGAACCATTTTATCGGTGGACGTCTGCTCACATTCAACCGGGATACTCACTCCTTCTTCCCGGGAAACTTCATCAATGCGCTGTTTAAACGCCTCGCCGGCGTTGTTCTTCTCAAGCTTGACTTTGTTATACTTCTTTGCCTTATGCTGATTGATAAGATGTTTGGCAAATCCGCTTACCGTTATCTTTTCGCAAAAGCAATCGTCCACGTAGAGAAACTTATCTTCCCCCCGGAACACGTCCACTTTGGCGGTATTATCATTTGACGATTTAAGGCTTGTCGCGGTATCTACCCCGGAACCTCTGCGTGCGATGTTCACCGGCAGGTTGTCATACCACTGGAACCATTCGCGCTTAAACTTTTGCGATTCCGAATCCATTGGGTGCTGTTGATACAACGCGTTCCACACGCGCGACCCGACTTTATTCTTAGTGTCAAGCAAAACCGGTAAAGGGAACCTTTCCGGCCACAGTGCCAGGCCCTCTTTTCTCTGTAAGATGTCGTTAGGCTCCGCAAGGGCCGGAAAGTTCACAATTTCCCAATCTTTATCTTCAGCTAAAATGCGGCCGGCAAGGTCGTCTCTATGCCAGCGGGTCATTATCAGGATCAGTTTGGCGTTAGGCTCAAGACGGGTTAAGACAACGCTCCGATACCACTGCCAGACGTTATCCCTGATAAGCTGTGATTCGGCTTCTTTGTGGTCTTTAAACGGGTCATCAATAATAAACAGATTCGCCCCGTATCCGGTAATTGACCCGCCTACGCCTGCGGTAAGCATTCCGCCGCGATGATCGGCAATATCCCAATCATTGACTGCGCGCGAATCGTCTTTTGTTGATACCGGAAATATTGTCTTGTATATCCTGCTCTCTATCATGTCGCGGTTGTCTTTAGAAAACCCGCGCGCCAAGCTATAGGCGTATGAAGAAAGAATCACGTTGTGGTCAGGATTGCGCCCTAAATACCAGGCCGGGAATTTACGAGAAACGGTTTCGGATTTTCCATTTCTCGGTGGCATAAATATCATCAACCGCTTGTTATCTCCGCGTTCCAATGCTTCGAGTTTGGAGATTAAATACCGTATATGCGGCGGAGACTGATAGTTCCGGTCGGTATAATGACAATAATCGAGATAGTGCCGGCGGGATTTCTCGGCATCAATCTTAATTATTGACAGCCTGTCTTCTTGCGATAATTCCACGACTGAGTTCATCAAGTTCCTGGTCGGATAGCTGGCTTAACGCTGAATTAGTGTTTGTGTTGTTAATGCCTATATGGATTCCTGATTTATCTGGGGCAGGAGATTCCATCCTATCGATGTCGTCGATAACTGACAGCGCGCGGGCATAGTCTCCTTTTGAGAAATATATCTGGTATATCTTTTCTCTGCGACGTTGACGGACTACCTTGCTGGATATAGGAACACTCTTCACGTCGGAGTTTATTGTTTTTCGGATAGAATCTATTTCGTCTTTATAATGGGAAGAATAATAAGAGAGACACGATTGAGAGACTTCTTTACTAAATCTTTCCTTTAAGAAATCTATAATTACGGAGTAACTCCAATCTTCCGCAAGCCATTGCTTTAATTGGAGTTGCTCGTGATGTGTGAGTTTGTTTTTATTTTGGTCTTTCTTCAATGTTGTTAATCCTCTTGGATAAACAAAAAGCCGGTAACCCCATGGCCGTGGCCCACGGAATTACCGGCTTACAACTTTATGCGAGAGCGACTCGCCTATACTCAGATGATAACTTATCTAAAACAGATTACAAATCAAAT